TTGTCCATTTCCACCTATTGCTACAGATCTAATGCCAAGAGCTTGAGAATAAGCACCAACAGCAGTTGCACCATTACCTGTAGCATCAGAATTATACCCTATACTAGTAGCACTACCTCCATTTCCTGCAGCATTTGATCCTATAGAAATTGAGGATTCTCCTGTAGTAAGAGTATTCATCCCTATTGCAATACTTCCTGGTTTATATGAAGTATTGTATAGGACAGTTGTAGCATTAAGGCCAATAGCAATAGATGCTTCTGAAAGGGCTTCTGCGTCTTCTCCTATAGATATTGATTGAGTACCTGCAGAAGCGGCAGAACCACCTGTACCACCATAGTTAAAGTAGTTTGCGTCTGCAAAACCCGTAGAGACACTTACCACCCCACTGCTTATTGACAAGCCAGAGCCAATCTTTATGCCGCCAAGAGTTGAGGATGAAGCAGTAGGTAATGAGGCAGAACCTATGCTTGTTATATGCCCATAAGTATCTAAAGTTATATCTTGAATAAATGTAGTACCAGAGTTATCTACAGAAGCTTGGCTAGATGTATCAGCATGAGATATAGTTCTATTTGTAGTTAAATTTCCTCCACCTGTCAGTCCTGCTCCTGCAGATATTGTCCTAGTAGCAGTTGCGTAGTCTGAAGAAGAAAAGGCTTTAACTTGTGCAAGATTAGTTACTTCAGAATCCATAAGCGCACCAGCCGCTGCTACATTAGTGGCATCTGTAACGTCTGCACTAGACTCTACAGAATTTAGTTTTGTATGATCTGCGTCAGTAAAGACGTTACTATCACTTGCAGCCTCTACGGCGGCTCTAATCTCTGCGTTGGTTTGGTCGGCGGTTGCACTAGTCTCTATAGTATCTAACTTGCTACCATCTGTAGCAACATCTCTACCATCTACAGTTCCACCTACAGTAATATTAGATGCTACACCCAGCGTACCAGCTAATGCAGTATTAGCACCTGTAAGAGTAACTGCTGTAGTTGTTCCAGACTTAATTGTAAGGTTACTACTCGTGTTAGTTAAAGAACCGTAAGGAGTTCCTCCAGAAGCTAATACAACGTCAAGACCAGTTGGATTAAGAGTAATATCCCCATCAACATCAACACTAAGGCCACCAGAGGATACCGTATAAACATTATCACCAATACTACTAAGGCCGTTAACACCATGTACAGAAGAATCCGCATATAATACCCCATCAAAATAACCATCTTTAAATTGTACGCCCACAGAACCTAAGTCTAAGGTGTTAGGTGTTTTAGGTAAGACAGAAGAGGAGCTTACAATAAGATCTTGTGAAGGGCCAACTTTAGTAATTGGTGCGCCTTCTGCAGCAGTACCATCATGTTTATGACCAGAAGAAGCATTAAAGGATGCCTCAACAGCGTTGTATTCTGCATCTAAGTCATTTGCATTAATAACGTTACCATTAGCAATGTTATTTGCTGTGTCTGTACGGGTATAACCTGCCATTGTTTAGTCCTTACTGTCTATCATTTGGTTTATACTCTAACAGTGCTGTGTCGAGTGTAAAAGTTGGATTAGTTGAATTGTCTTCTATACGTATTGCTACCGTCTTACCTGAACCTACCAAACTTGTAGTATATAGTTTATCTAGTTCACCGCCAAAGCTAGACGTATTAAATATTGAACTTGAAGCACCAAATAAGGAAACGGCAGTACCTGTGCTTGTTATTTGCTGAGTTTCGGGTTGAGGTATGCTGCCATCTGCAGAACCAAAGTCGTATTTAATATTTAAGTCTAAGCTCATACTTCCTTTAGGTTCTAAGAAAAGCGCCATCTTATAAAAAGTTTTACGAACTAGAGGATCTTGAATGGACATGTAAGGAGATTCATATATGGCTTCTATGTTTGCTCCATCTAAACCAGAAGCGTTATCCATTCTATAAATATAGCCATCATCGTTACCAAACACAATAACTTCGTTAGTTGAACTATATACGCTATCTGCTACATAAGCTTTAATACCTTTAGTAGAAGACCACTCTATCCCTGCAGCACCTTGTGCTATTTTCTTAGTACCTATTAAACCTTTAGCATCAGCAGAGTTTTCTGATCCTATATATGCAAACACACGATATTGAGCTTTTTCTCTCAGTACAATACTACTAAAAATAGGTGTACTAGATAAAAAGATACTAGCATCTTTAGCTATAGGATCTGAAGCTACATCTAGTCCGAAGTCACCAATCCTATCAGTAGCAGAAAGTAATCTAAGTCCATCTGGAGCTAGATACATAATATCGCCGCCGACTTCCTGTATCGTATCTCCGTTTACACAGCCAATGTGATCTGTAATAGAGGATAGAGCAAAGTCTGCTTCTGTGCTTCCTGTAAGTTTTTTAACTGTATTATCTGTAAAAATAATAAGTTGTTCTCTGAATACTGCAATTCCTGTTATAAGATTTCCAACATTAATAGCACCAGAACCTGAACCAAAATTATCAATTGTAGAAGGTGCAGTAAAAAATAAATTATTACCTTTAGCATAAAAGGCTGTATCTTTAAATATAGCTACAAATTTAGCACCTTCAACATCTGTACTATTAGAGGAAGTCATGTAAGTAAAAGAATTACCTGAAGTAGAATATACTCCCGGATAATTGTTTCCATCTACAAATACTACTTTGTCTGTACCATCTAAGTTGAAAGTTGCAGATCTGGCTCTCCCCGCATTTGCTTGTGCGCCTGTAGCCATACTAGTCCAACCAGCACCTGTACTATAATACCACTGTGTTAGGTTAGAGCCATTTTTTCTTCCCGCAACAACTCTGTTTGCACTTATGGCCTTAACACCTAGAACAGGGCCAGTTCCTGGAATTACAGTACTGCTGTACTTATCATAACCTCTTATTTTAGAGTAACCACCTTCTTTATTAGATTCAAAGTTTTGCAGTACAGTTGCAGAACCAACAGCATTAGCCCCCTGCTGAAGAGGGCTTAGATTAGATATTAATCCACCCTTAAATTCTATAGGGAATGTTTGCCAAGAACTAGCCATTAAAAGTGTACTCTTGTATCTCGCAAGTATTCAGTGCGGTTAATGTGTATACTTCGCAACTGCTTAATTCCTTGTTCAAATGACTGCATAGATAATTGAGCAGCTTGCATGTCACCTCTAAACTGGTAAACGTAATACATTGCTCCTGCTACAACTACGTGCCTATATTGCTCTGGTAGTGTAGGAACATCATCATGTAGAGACAAATCATAACTTGTAGTGTAGTATTCATAAACTACTTCATAAGCTTTGTCTGGGGCAGGAACAAATACAAGTTCCCTGCTTGGTGTTCTAATAACATATCTAGGAACACCTCTTAGATCCGTACTAGAGTTATACTCATTATCAACAAACTTGTCAAGGTATTGTTCATAATCAAGTGTTTTTAATTTAGTAGTCTGTACATTTAAAGTGTCATCTCTTTTAATGCGAAAGCTATTCATGTTTACAGTTTTAGCATCATACGGAACGCTATAGCGAACCTCGCCAGGAAGTAGCACTTCTGTTTCTTCAACGTGATTAAAAGGCCACTCAAACTCTTCTTGGTTTATATGTCGAATGGAAGAGTTTACTGCATCTTTTGCAAAACTGTAGAAGCCTTTAGAGGTAGCAAAAGTAGAAGATGTAAGCTCTACTTCATTTAACCTTCTATTAACATCATTGACTATACCTAAAAAATTATAAGACATTCTACTTCTCCTTTACCCGAACAAACACAGAGCGTTCATATTGAAGCCCTGACGCCGTAGTAATTTTACAGGAAACTTTATACCTAGCGTTATTAGTTCCTAGAGAAAGACGTATAGTAGAAACTGTATTAGTATTAGTTTTTTGCACCATTTGAAGGCCATTAACAACACTAGCGGCTGAAACTTCTGTCTTTACACCTTCTGCATTATCAAAGTACCAAGATACGCCAGAGATAGTATCACTACCAAGAAATCTAGACCAATCTATGTTGTAGTCTAGTATTTCATCTTTATCTTTGTCAGGCCATTTATATGACATTAGTAAATCCTTATGCGGCTATTTTTACAGTCCTGTTACCTGCATTAGAAGCTGTAGATTGTACGAATACAGTTCTGTTAGCTGGATCTGCAGGAATGTGTACTGTGTTGTTTGTATCAGCAGACACTAAAAATAAAGTTCTTTGTCTGCTGTAGTCATTTGCAAAGTCTTGGTAGGGGAACATGACTGCAGTAGGACTGCTTAGTACAGTTGTAAGTGAACCTCTTAAACTTGTAAGTACAACTGTAGCCTCTGCATCCTCATCTGCAAAATCAGTTAGTCCACTAGATAGAAGTATACTTGCTAAAGAAGCGTTTGCTTGAGCATCTATGCCTGCTAAAGGTGCAACTTGTGTTTCAGATGCTACACTTCCTACAAGAATTTCTGCATGAACTGTAGGTATTACGTTTGGAGAAGCTGCAGTTAAGAGTAGAGAACTAGTATTGGTATTAGCTTTTCCTGATACTATTAAATCTGTGTTTTGACCATCAAGGGAGAAGCCGTCTTGAGTGAGAATTATACTTACAATACTATCAATAGTTATAGCAGCTTTAGCCTGAATGTCAATATTTGTATTAACAAAAGAGCCTACTATAGAAGATATTGAAGCATTGGCTTGTGCATCAGGTGTTAAACTAGAAATACTAAGTGTAGAAACTTGTGAACTTATTGTTACTTCAATATTAGCAGTTAAGGAGTTTACATCTGCAGAAGCAGATACACTTGGCATGTTAATTTTACTGTCTGCCTCTATAACTAGGTTATTTGTGGCAGTAGTAGTAGATACTAATGAAGGTAATGCAGAAGAAGCTTCTGCAGTAACAGTAACAGAACCCACACCTGTTTGTACTAGTGTAGAATTACAATCTGCAAAAACAGTATTATTTGCATCTGCTTGAGCAAAAGGTGTTTCTGTAAAGGTACTAAAACCTAACATTGGTAATCCTTATTAATTAATACCC